AATTCCCAGTTTGGAATCCATTTTGTGTTTTCAGTTCTCTCAATTTCTACATTAAGAGCATTGTACAATCTTACGTTTTGACCTTTAACATAGTCTGCGTAAATTTCTTGATTTGTTAAAAATTTTTCTGTTTTCATTTTTTGTTTTGTTTAAGTTATTAATTTATACAGTAAATATACTACTTTTATTTGACATAAAAAAATATTTTAGCAATTATTTTTACGAGACCATAATGTCCATGCCGATTTTAATCCAGAATATTGTTTAACATATCCAATTGGATTAATCTTTACGTAATTGATACTACCAAAAAGTTCTGAAACTAAAATAGTAATTTCTATTGCACTACAATCTTCGATTAAAACTAAAGACGGTTCGAATTTAGCATTTAAATCATTCCATCTGTTACCATACGAAGTTACTAAACGTCCATTTTCATAAATCTGTAAATACTTTTCAGTTGAACGTTTTGAATTACCCGAGCTAATTACAAATGTGAAAGCTCCTTTTTTAATTTTTGTTTGATTTTTCATTTTTTATTTTGTTTAAGTTATTAATTTATACAGTAAATATACCGCTTTTATTTGACAACCCAAAATTATTTGTGAATTATTTTTCAATTATTTTTCAACTGATTGATTATCAATTTAAATTATATGTAAATAAATTTAAAGAGATAGATATGTCAGTACGTTATATCTTAATATTTAAGAACATAGCGAATAAACAAAACAAAAACTATACACAATGACTTACAAACTAAAATTAAACCAAGTTAGAGAAATCTTGGGGATGGAAGTTAAATTTGAGTCAGCTAAATTAGTGGATGGTACAGTTTTAGAATACGAAAGATTGGAGCCAGGATTTCCTGTTTTAATCGTTGCAGAAGACGGAAGTAAATCTCCAGCGCCTGCAGGCGAACATGTATTAGAAGACGGTACTAAAATTGAATTAGATGAAGCAGGTTTAATTATCGAAGTTTCAGCAGCAGGTGAAGAAGAAGCGGAAGCAGATTCAGAAGCTGGAGCAGAAGCACCAATTGTAGAAGTTTCAGGAGCTGCTGAAGAAGTAGTAATTGAAGATCCTAAAGTTGATGTAGCTATGGAAGACGCAATCATTGAAAAAGTAACTGAAAAAGTTGCTGAACAAATGAAAGCTATTTTCGAAGCTGTTGAAGAAGTTGCAAAAGAAGTTTCTATCGTTAAAGAAGAAATGAGTGCAATGAAAACTAAAATGGAGAAATTCTCAAAAGCACCAGCAGCTACACCTATTGCAAAAGTAGCTACTGCAAAAGTTGTTGATGATATCGACTCAATCGAGATGAAATTATCAGCTATCAAAAATGCAATGAAAAAGTAATTTATTACACAAACACAAACAAAAATTAAAAAAACCTAAAAATCATGAGTTTTAATTTATCAGGTCTTACTACTTACGTAGACCAAACTTCACAAACTGATTTGATTACTAAAGCGTTATTAAAACCACAAACAGTAAATAACTTAACAGTTAAAGCTGGTTTAGTATCAGGTACAGTAAACATCAACATCTTAGACGGTGTTGCAGACGTAAAAGACGCAGCTTGCGGATTTGGAGCTGGCGCAGTTGGAAACACTTCAACTATCTTCACTCAATTACCAATCGTAGTTGGTGCTAAAATGTTAAAAGAGACTTTATGTCCAGATTCATTATATGACTACTGGTTGTCTTCTCAATTATCAGCTAACGCAATGCACGAGTCTGTTCCTTTCGAAGAGCAAATCGCAAATTTAAAAATCAAAGAAATCAACCAATACGTTGAATCTACGCTTTGGAGTGGAGATGGGGCTAATCTTGACGGTTTATTGTTCCAAACTTCTGTAGCTGAAGGTGCTGTTGATGCATCTGCTTACTCTACTGCTTGGACTGCTGCTAACGCTGTAGCTAACATGTGGGCTGTAATTGATTTAATCCCAACTGCATTGAAACAAGAAGACGATATCGTTGCTTTCGTTTCTTATGCTACTTACTCTAAATTAACACAAGGATTACAAAAAGAAGGTAACTCTATCTTGTTACAATATCCAAACGTTAACAACGTAACTGGTGCTGCTGAATCTTCTTTCATCTTCCCAGGTACAAACGTAAAAGTATTTGCTGCTCCAGGATTAGTTGATCCAGCAGGTGATTCAGCTGTAATTGTTGGACCTAAAAAATACATTTTCATGGGTACTGGTATCATCGATAACCAAGATCAATTTAAATTCTACTACGATCCATCACAAGATCAAGTAAACTTTATGTCTAAATTCAAATTGGGTACTGCTGCTTATGCATCTCAATTCGTTTCTACTGTAGCATAATTTAAACCACAACCAATAAAGTGGGTCTTCGGACCCACTTATTTAAAAACAAAAAACAATTTATAACATGGCTTGTAACATCACATCAGCATTAGCGTTAGATTGTATGAATTCTATTGGCGGTTTAAAAACAGCTTACATTTTAGCTGGAGAAATAACTTCAACAACTGAAGCTGCTGGTGAAATCACCGACATCGTAGGTTCTGGTTCTTTCTATCAGTTTGAATTAGCTAAGGACACTGCATTTTACAATGAAGCTATCACAGTTTCTAACGTAAATGGTACAGTTTTCTACCAAGGAGAATTAACAATCGTATTACAAAAAATGAGTGCAGAAAAAAGAAATCAAATTTTGTTGTTAGCAGCAAATAGAGATTTAAGAATTGCATTCGAAGATAACAATGGTATTTCATACATCGCTGGTTTAACTAGAGGTATGGTAATGTCTTCAGGTACTGCCGCTACTGGAACTGCAGTAGGTGACCTTAACGGTTACACTTTAGTATTCCAATCTCAAGAGCCTGCATCAGCTGGTATCTTAGATGGTACTGTAGCAGACGTAGTAACTGGTATCACTATCGTAAACGCATAATCTTTAATTAGATTATTTCAAAGAAAAGGGACTCAAATGAGTCCCTTTTTTTATGCTTTGTGTCAACATGTTCAATTCTTATATTTATAATTATAAAAAGATTCTAACAGATGATTAATTTACAAAATTTACAAGCAAATGATGACATATTAATTTATGTTAATACATTGGATGCTGACATTCCTTATACATCTAATCTATTTCTTTTTGGTTTTAAAAATGGTTTTACTAATAGATGGACTTATGTGATGCCAGAAATTCTGACACAAAACACAAGGTACACTAAATTTAGAATTACATTAGTACATTTGATCGACCAAGATCCTGAAAATGGATTAGTTACTATGTCGCCAGATGGAAATTGGGACTATAAACTTTGGGCAATAGATACAGCAACATTAAGTCCAGACTTTGGCTATTTAATAGATGAAGGTCAAATGTATTTAGACGGTACTTCAAATGAAGTTAACACCGTAACTTATATTTCAGACAACGAAGCAGAAGAAAATGTAGTTTACTTAACTAACAACGACACAGACTGTTTGAAATGGAATTCAGCACCAGATTTATGGCAATTTGCTGTAGCTAAATGGAACGAATGTAATTAAAATATAACATATAATGGCAGATTTAACAAACAAATACATTTACGAATCTTACAAATCAGTTGTAGGTATTGGTACATCTGGAACCTCAGGATTGAGTGCAGATTTGCAACCATTAACTGATGGTGAAGGTCATGAAATGCCAATAAAGGTAAGTGAAACTGAAGTAGAAATTTCAACAGTTGCTACAGTTAAAAGCTTAAATATCGCAGGATTTGGCGAAGTCATCAATGAAGATGGATATTTCGTAGGACCTGGCGGTGGTGGAGGTGGAACTGGAACATCAGGGACTAGTGGAACATCTGGTTTAACAGGTAGTTCTGGTACAAGCGGTATTAATGGTACGATGGGAACATCAGGAACATCAGGACGTAATGGTTTTGCTGGTTTAAATGGTTCTAATGGATCAAGCGGTACTGATGGAACAAGCGGTACATCTGGTATTAACGGTGGAACTGGTTCTGCTGGAACATCTGGAACAAGCGGTTTAGATGGCTCACAAAATCTTTACATAGATAATCCACAAGCAATTGTAACTACTAATCCAAACTATGCTGCAGACTATGGTCCTTTAGCAGATAACGTAATAAACATTGGAGCACCAAGTAGAATTCTTTATATGCCAGTTGATGTGGTCGATGCTATTGCATTAGGTACATACGCAGCGTGTTTCTCTGAATCAGTTTACATTGGTAAATTTGGTCAAGCAGCACCTGGTTCTGTAGTTATTGGTATTAGTGCATTCTCTGCAGATTACTCTCAAATGAATAACTCTATTATTGGTAATCGAAGTGGTGTTTATGTTGGTGGTAACAACAACGTATTTGGTTCAGATGATGAAATTTATGGAGGTGACTTTGGATATGGTAACAACAATATTTTAGGTAACAATAACACAGTTGCTGGTCAATATATTAACGTTATTGGTTCTGGAATGTCTATTTTTGGTCAATATAACAACATTTTAGGTAGTAATCAAGTTGCAGGTAGTTATACAGTTGCAATAGGTACTGATAACCAA